TAGCCCTAATCCTATCCTTGTGGAATAACTTAGATACTTCCTCTTTAACCAGCCTAAACCTGCACCTGCTCTTGCTGTTATAGATCTCTTTGGACTACCACCTTCTAGAAGCTTCTGTTTACCTTTTGTCGTAAGAGAACCAAGTTGCTGTCTGTGTCTTCGTCTTCTTATGTTATTTTGATGATCTATTTGATCAGGATCTAAATATTCTCCTAATCCAGAACTACTATGCTGGAACTTAGAAAGCTCTCTTCCTGTTTTGCCAGAGTATTTTAAATCATGGAAGCTACTGTCTTGACCACCAAGTTTATTAGAACCTGGGAGTTTGACTGTTATTGGTTTTTTCATATTACCTTCTAGAATCCTTTGTTTACCTTGTGTTCTAAATGTTCCTTGTATTGGCTTTTTACGATTTGCCTCTTTAATCGATTTTGTATTGTCCTTATCTATTCGACGATACAGTTGGTTATCTCTAAATTCGCTTAAACCCTTATTTAAACTAACTCTATCTTTAACCTTATCTGTTGCAGACTTTCGTAACATCGGATTCCTTGTTACCTCTGCACCTATAACCCCTGTCTTTGAAGGATAAGTAGCCGTCATTGCAGAATGTATTTGGGGAGGGACTCTTTTGTAAATGGATTGCCTTATGTAATCTCCATGATGCCTTCTCTGACCACCTGTACTTCTATCATGAACCGTTAAAGGATTCCTCACTTTCTCAGATTCAGGCTTATTGGAACTTATTATTGCCTTGGAAAGATCATAAAGATAATTCCTGCCTATTTTTATCCTTGGCTCATTAGTTCCTGCAACATTTATCTTTAACCTTTTGTCCTGCAATTTGCCTGTTTCAGTTGACCCTTGAGTTTCAGGCTTCATCTTCGTGCTTTTAAGAGTCTTGTCTGCATCCTCTAAAAGCTTCTTCATCTCTTTAGGAGATTGTCCAGGCTTCCTACTATCAAAAGTCCCTAATCTGCGTACTACCTTTGGAGGATTGTTGCG